TTACCGGAAGCACTGTTACCTCCGTTGAAAAGAGAATTCCAATGTGACCCCGATGCACCTTCGGCACCTCCACCAATAACGATATAGGCGGACCCGGAGCATGACCAAAATTCGTCCGGCAAAAATCCGTAAAGGGAGCTGCTGATAGATCTAGGCTCAATATTCTCATTTCCCGCAAATCCTCCTCTTGCCGCAACCGATGCCAGTGTGTCGCTCTCGTTTGTTACTGCCGCCGCAATACGCTGACGCTCTCCCGTCGCAAGATGCAGGTTCGTGTCCGCGATGTGCGCAACGGCATCGGCAATGTTGGTGCTCTGCGGCCCCGTGACGGTCACGGCGAAATCAGCATTGGTCGCGAAGGCCGTTGACTGCGCAGGAGCGGAAATTGTGATGCTCGGCTGGTTCGTCCAATGGTACACAACTCCGTTGATGGAGAACTGATACCCGAATCCGAACGGGTCGGAACTGTCTAGCAGTTGCGTGCTGTCCGGCAAGTCCCCCTTCGTTATCGGAGCGGACTGACAAACGATTGCCGTCATCAAAGCCATGAGAAGTACGGTGATTTTACGCATGAAAATTAACTCCCCTGAAGTTTGCTTAGAATAAGACGTATCGCCGCATTGCGCTTGTTGTCGGTCGATAGGTCGCTGAAGTCAATGTCAGCGAAGTCAGAGAACGAAGGTGAAACTGCTTGCCGCGACTCAATGGTTATGATTCTACCCGTTAAATCAGAAATCGCATCCACCTGAGAAAGAGTCACCGGGTCTGCCGTGATACCTGTAGGGAACTGACTGATCGCAATGACTCCGTTCGCGTCCAGAGAAGGCGCTCCCGTGGTCATGATGACCAAGTTAAACGGCTTGAAACCTAGGTTTCCGACGTTCTCAAACTCCGACAGGGCTTCCGCCGTGTTCATATTAAGGTAGCACTGGGCATCCGCGCTAAGGGTTCCAGTGGCCGTCCAAGTGTTCGTGTATCCGTCAGGAGGGTTTGCCAATGGGAACACCGCTATGGGCGTCGTTGCGCCCTTGTTGTTCTTGCCCTGTATCTTCAACACCAGACCGCTCGAAATATACTGAGCACCGCCTACAATCGTCAGCTTGACCATCTCTTTTACGGCGATAGTCCCTTCGCACCGAGGAGTCTTGCTGTCACGGTCAATCGTGATCGAAAGCGTTGAATAATCCGTCGTAGGCATGTTACACGAATCCAATCCTGTTTACGCACAGTGAAGACCCTTCGGCCATGCGGTTAAAACTAGCCTTGTCCTTGGCTTCAGATTCGATAGAATCATACAGTTTGGACATGTCAAAAGCAAGACCATCGTCGTACCAAGGCTTCTTTTTCATGGCGGCAAGACGGGCGACCGCTCCGCTTACGATTCCCTGCCTCCACCGACGCAGGAACTTGTCGGGAAGGGAGTATGCGTTTTCTCCTACGCTCTGGTCGAAAAGGGGTATCAGGGCAACCGATATTCTCAATATGATCGTCGAGCCGTCTGTCGGTACGCTGATGGAAGATTCTAAATTCAAGAATACCGAATCTTCTTCAAGGGGGTCTTCAACTGAATACTGATGCGGATAAAGGGTTCTGCTGAACGTCGCGGTAGACGATGTACCTCCGGCTGGAATGCGCCATACGCCGATCTCCCTAACGTAGAACAAATCGGAGTTCGTGTCTGACAGCGGAAGTTCATAGCGCGTCGTGTTGACACCCGCAACCGTAACTTCCAGTACGGTCTGCAATGCACCGGTGTGCCTGCAAAACTGCTGCGTGATTTCTGACAGCGTCTTCCTTATCGTGATCTCGGCGTCACACTTTGGAAGCAGATACTTTACGTCCGGCAATAGATCGTCAACGCCCTTGAAGACGTTGCGGTCTTCCCTCGACATGCCGGTCTCTGAAACTGAAGGTGGGTATTGCATCAGATCATTTCCAAGTAGAGTTTAAGTTCCCTGTTGGCAAACTCCGTGTTCACCGTGTCGCGGGTTGGCTGTCCGAAGCAAAGAAACGCCGTGTAATGCGATATGGCGTCTCTGTAGAATACGTCAACCTGAATTGTGTCTCCGGTTGACAATACCCCCCCTGTGCCGCTGGGAGAAAGAGTTACACCCTCATTGAAGGCAACGGGGGTGGTATAAGAGGCGGAGGGCCTGTCCTGTTTCAGTTTTCTCTCCGCCATTTTCATGTTGGCGATAATCTGCAAATCAGTGAAGTCCACCTTTCCGGCGTCGTTTAGGATACGCCGTACATCGTCCATCACATCTTGCGCGATAATCGCTATCATGTTTTTACAGTTCCTTGCGTCGTTTACTTGTCCGACAGATTCGCCATGACAGCCTCAATCACACGGTCACGTCCCCAACGCTTGTCGAACGTGTCAGCCTTCATCCCGAGGGTCTTCACGGCATACGCAACGATGGCGTCCTTGTCCTCAATCGCCTCAAGCACCTTTCGGACACCTGCGATTGCCTCAGCCTTCGCCGTCTCGTCAGTTTTAACTTCAGGGTTAGCCGGCGGTTCAACCGTCTTAACCGTTTTGCCCATTGGCGGATCATACGCAGGTGCTCCGTTTTTCTGAGCATCCGATTCCTTGCGCAACATGTCAAGGAACGCCGCGTCAGCCGTCTCTTTGTTAAAACCGGCAATGTTCACCAAGAACAGCGCAAGTTTGGGGCCGTTTTCCTTGGGGTTCTTGTTCACGAATGCCGCCTGCTGAGGGCTAACCTCAAGGTGCGTTCCGTGCTCGACATTGTACTTGTCGCCGCCGCTGATCTGAAAGTCACTCTTCCGAAGAACTAACATAAAAAATCATCTTCTTTCTTTTGTGTCAAACCCCTCCCCTTGGGTTTAAAGTCCGCAGGGAGGGGACTTTCACTTAACCTTAGATGCCGCCATCAAAACTGATGTAACCGCACCCGATTGCAGTCGGGATCGTGACTGCCCATCCGTAGATGAGCGTACCACGGAATCCGATTGCCGATTTCGTCTGAAGCTGGTCGCTCCAAACGTCCTTTACCTGAGCCGCGATGGACCACGCCGCGTCAACGCCGAACAACAGCGGGAACACGGGAATTTCACCGTTTTCGCCGCCTGCGAGTTGATTGAACCGAGTGGTCTGGAAAAGATCCGCGCTCTGAATCTTTCCTAAACGGTCAGGACCGTTACGGATGACACCGACCGAATCGCCGGTAACAAGAGCCGAACTCAGCTCGGAGTTCGCCAACAGGTTTCCAACCATCGAATCGGCAATTATCCAGCGGGGGAGCGTCAGGTCAATGTTGTTCTTGCGGAGCGCGGTAAGGCAGTCCGTAATGTACTTCACAACGTTGATGTAATTTCGCCCGTTCGTGGTGTCCTTGTAGGACTTCTGGTAGGTGAGAAACACGGGGGACGTGATCGTTCCCAGTTTCAGAACGCCGCCCGTACCGACACCCGCAACGCCGCCGCCAGCCGTATTGCCCGTATTGGACGCATCGACCAGAGCGGGAGCCGCATTGAGCACGGTGTCTTCCTGTTTGATACGAAGCTGATTTGTCGCTTCGTCCAGCCAGTCGCCGTCGAATCCCTTGAGATACGCCTGCGTCTTGTCGATGTTGTTGATACTGAACTCGTAGTAAGGAGCCTGATCGATGATCAGTTCCTTCGCCGCCGGGGGCGTAAGCTCGGGGTACGTGAAGGTCGTAGCGGTCGTCCATTCCCCGATGGAAATGACGGGACGCTGGGGGATCGTAACACGGTCGCCCTTGTTCTTCAGATCGCCTTCGTAATCCCGATTCATCAAACGGGTCGTCACGCTTTCCGCGTAGAACTTACGCAGAAGTTTAGGTGCGCGATTCGGAACTGTATAAAGAGCCGAACCGTTAAAAGCTGCACTGCCTTTTGTAGACATTTTGAACTCCATGCCATGGCGTGACGACCGCTGATCGTCACTTAGCCCACGGGCAACTCGCGTCTGGCGTTACCAGAAGCGTCGATTACCCGCCCATTGGCTGCGGCTACATCCCACTCGTCGGCCTTGTCCATGAATTGCTTTTGCGTCCACCCGGACGGTAGCTTTCCGCGTTTCTTCCAGTCAGTCAACTTTTCGAGTATTTCCTCGTAACGGTATGTGACCGGTTCATCTGCGGATTGAGTCACGTTTTCAGCCGAAAATCTGTTCTCCGTTCTCAAAGGGGGTTTTGTCCCCTTGGCAGGAATTTCGATGCCAGCGTAACGCATGAATTTTTGGAACAAGTCGATAACGGCTTCACCGTCAAGCGATTCGACTGCGGATTTGTAGAGTTGCCAATAGGGGATTCCGCCAAACGAACGCTGATTCCACTCCGACCATTTCGGGTCGTTTGAGAACTTCGCGTACACTTCGGCTGGAACGGTTTTGGATACAGAGATGAACATCTCAGACTTGCGGGTTTCGTAATCCTTTCGGTCACGTTCCTCAAGCCTGCGCTGGATCTCGTCAACCCTTCCCGTGTCCACCTTTTGGGGTTGCTGCTGCGGATTCATTTTGATGGCTTCCTTGACCACCTTTAGGACGACCGCCGCCGCCTTCTGGCTTCCGCCAAGCTCGTCGATCTCTTCCTGCGTCAGCTTTGACAAAACCGCGTCGTCGGCATTCTTCGATGATGCCTCCAACGCTTTTCGCTCGGCCTCTTCGGCACGCCGGTTGGCCGCTTCTAAGTCCGCTTTAAGCTGTTCACGCTCCGACTTCGCAACTTCCCAACGGCCAAGTTCACTCTTGGCCTTTTCCAACTCCTGCCGCAACTTTTCTGTCTCGGCATTACCGCCATTCGCATCACTCGGTTTGAACACGTCAGGCGCGGAAAACGATTTAACCGCATCGGCAACCTTAACCTGTTCTTTTACCGAATCTTCCTTGTTCACGGGTTTGACCGCTTCATCTTCAACAGCCGAACCTTCGCCCTGCGGATTCTCACGCTCCCACTGATACACTTCTTCAGTGAGATTTGCGAAGGGTTCTAAACCGAGCGACTTGCGCCGTTCGTTTACACCGTTCAGCATTTTTGCATCCTCTTCGGCGAATTGTTTCATGGGGTCCATTGGTACGTTTCCTTCTCCAAGGGCTTGCTTGGCAAGTGTCCTCGGTTTCACCCTCTTTACTTTTCATAGGACTCGGGCCGCTGAGTGACATTCGGTGTCCGAATCTTATCCGTCCGTGGCATTACGCCATACCATGTCAAGACTCTACTGGGTAGCTGACCCGTTTTCATCTTGAGGGTTGCGTATGTCCGACAAAATCTTTCTCAAATCCATTACGGCCCCGCTGTGCTTCAGGAGCCATTCGGTTCTTTCTTCGCTTCCAATCATTGCAACGGTCTCATCAATAGAACTCTCGATATACTTGATGAAGCTCGGGCACTCAATGCGGATTCTTCGCATGTCGAAAACCAATTGCTTCCTGTCATGCTCGTCAAGTTTGTTTCCGTTGGTAATCATGCGTTCATCTCCACCGGCTGGTTCTTCTGCGCCCTCTGGAAAGGAGCTTTAGGAACCGGTTGCACCATCTGGACGGGTTTCTGTTGCGTCGGTTGGGGACGGGTTTGTTCTTGAGGCTGTTGTTGATCAACGCCCGTATTCATGGACATCTGTGCAATCCGGGCATTCATCTCGGCCAGCCTCTCCCGACGCTCAACTTCTTCCGCGCTCGGAATGATCTTGTCGGGATTGATACCTTCAAGCGTGTGGATGTAAGTCCGGAGAAGCTCAAACATCCCCGCGTCACCGATCTTCTGCTGAAGTTCCGGACTTCCAATGACCATCGTAAGAAAACTTTCAAGCGAGTTTCGGTTTTGCTCACGGGTTAGAATTGCAAGAAGACCGCCCGCGTCAACCTCGCAATCTCCCTTTATTCCGTCGTCCGGATCGAACAGCATGTTGTAACGGTAGATATACGTGAGGGCTTTTTTGCAAACATCCTTAAAAAGACTAAGAACAACGTCATTGGCTCCTTGCTTCTGCGCCTGAATGAGAAGCAGCATCCCGTTGTAAGTTCTCCCAGCCGACGCAGCAGTGTCGTCCATGTGGGACGCCGACATAATTCCGGTAACGTGATCTATCAGTTTCAGCGTCGCTTCAAGGTCGCGCCAGATCTCGTCGATATTTGAAGCCGCCTGAAACACGCGGATAGGTGGCTGAGAGTTATTGGAGGGGTCGTCAAACAGAACGTTTCCGTATGGAATCAAGTCAAGCCGCTGTCCGGGTTTCAACTTGTTCGTGTTGATGTATTGCCGGGGTCCGCTGCAACAGGAAACGTTCACGCACTTGGCTCGGAAAGATGCGTTGTAGGATCTCGTCAGGTCGCGCATCTTATCAACCGGACTGTACCCCCACCACGAATTGGGGTTTTCGTAGAACACGCCCTTGTACAGGGGGCGTCCGAAATTCTCATCTGTGAGCGTGCAAAAGATCACCTCATCGCTGACAACAACGCAGTTGGCGTCATAATACTCATCATCGTCAATGGCGGAACCGTCTCCCTTTGAAACCACTCCGATTGACTTCAGCATTGAACCCTTGATGTCGCAATAACCTTCTATTCCCTCGATGATGGAGGTCTGTGAAGACGAACCGACAAAGCCGTCATTCTCAAGGCGGTTTCGCTCTGCGTCCGTAGGCTCAAGAAAAACACATCCGCCGTTTGGATACCGGTTAAGAACGCGCTTTATGGCTTCTGGAAAGTAACCGTTACCTTCCCCTAGCTTAGACATGTCGCGCAACTCTCGCGACGTGTACCTTACGCGCTCAAAGAAATCGCCTTTTTGTATGTCACGGCTACCCTTTGCGGGATAGCAGTCAAGGGGGTTAACGCAAGACCACTCAAGAACCTCTTTTGGTTTCTGGACGCAACCACCCGCGACGAAAGAAACTCGCTGTCGCATACGGCGGAAAGGACCCTTAAGAACACCTGTCCCGAATGTTGAGCAACAGTCGGCCACTTTCATCAACGCTTCGTCATACCCTCCTTCAAGCCTCTGATCCGCTATTTTGTCAGACATTCGCCCGACTTTGATCCCGGCGACTTCCTTGCGGGAATTATCCATCTCGTCACGGCGTGACTCAACATAAAGTTTCAGTGCTTCAGGATCAGGCGGAATGCGCAAAGCCATTTCAGAGGCTTCTTGAATATTATAACCCTGATCGACAAACTCGCTGGTCCTTACCGCGATATACTCTTGGATCACATCCGATGCAATCTTGTCTGCATCCGCAGGGTCGATTTCCTGAACCGGTGACGGGGTAAGAACATAAAACGGCTTGTAAGACTCAAAGAAAATCTGCCGTATGATCGCATTGCACGCCCTGCGCTTTGAGTCTGGATTCTGAACGAAGATGAGGGGCTGGCCAAGCTCTTTGATTTTGGCCTGTTCTTCAAAGCTGTACTCTCCGCTCACGTCGCGGAGATTGTTCATCAGCTTGTCTTCGACTCCGCTCTGACGCCTGTGCAACTTTGCCGATGTCCACGCGTTCATGACGTATGGCCCCATCTTGCTCAGGTCTGGCTTTTGCGCGGCAGGGTCTGGCAGTTGTTCGGTTGAAGGAGTGGACGCTACTTGAGAAATAGACGGGGGTGCGCTTACAGACGGTGCGCCATAGTTATATCCCATGCCCTCTGCCATACTTTTGTCCCCTTCGGCGCGGAAGTAGACAGAAGTCACCATATCTTGTCAACAGATTTTTTCAAATATTATGTGTATTTTTTATGGATCGAATGTGACGATTGTTTACACACTTCGTTTTCTTGGCTTAAAGACCCTTGTTCCAACGAACCATATCTTACTTTTGGGAACATTGGTGTGTGTTCGATATTCCTTAACTTCTAAGCCATCCCATCGAATCTTTCTAATTGGTTTTTTGAGACTGGAACTCCATGTCATCCATAAATCCCATTCTATAGGCTCTTTTAAACAAGCGGCAGACAATCCCCATGCACAAGAAGGGGATGCAGAGAAGCACAAATAATTAGCCCTCCATCCCTTGCTGTGCGCGACATGTGGTTTTCCGACGCACAGACCGCATTTTTCAATCGACTTTCTCCTGATAGAAGGCGACCAGTGATACAACAGAAAAGGTCTTCTCATTACACAACTCCCGCAGCGCATGGCTTCGGTCCAGACGGAATAACAAAGTCGCTTCCAGTCTTGATGTCGCCCTTGTTTCGCCACTCGATTCCGTACAGTGACGGATTCTTGATCGCATGGCATATGTATTGAAGCGCGTCCTGTGAATGGCTCCACTCGTTTTTGCAAGGCGTCTCTGAGTAAATCGTACCGTTCCCCGTCTCAACCGTCCTCAGGCAATAGTAACCGTTCATCCCCTCATGGATCTTATATGCGTCCGCGCCTACCTGAAATGCAGGCTTTCCACCATACACAGTCGATCTCAAGAATGACTCAACGGATTCGATTCTCGGTTTGGGGAGATTGGTTATGCAAGAAAGTATCTTAATCCCTTTTCTTTCAATGAAGTCCTTGCATGTATCCAAGTTAACTTGGCTTCCACCGGTGGCCGGGTCGCATATCGCCATGATCTGCGCACCCGCGCCAAACTTATACTCGTTGATTAGCTTGGCCTGCAACTTCGAGTTCCAGAGTTGCTCAATTGCAGTCTTTTCACCATCTCCGTCGATCAGGTCGATCACGCATAGCTGTCCGCTGTCGTTGATCTGCACAAACACGCACGTCGGCCAGAATCCCCAGTCGAACCCAAGAAAAAGTGTCTTGGTGATATCGAACGGTATCTTCTTTCCCGTATAGTGGATTTCCGGATTGTACCCTCCGTACACCGGCTCTCCGTCGATGACGTGACCCGGCTGTGCGCAGACAATCACCATTACCCGTGCATGGCCTTTTGACCCTACCGCTCCCTGCAAAATTCTCTTGTAGTAACCGAACCCTTCGTTCAAATGGTCGATGTTCTCAGCAGGGCCTATACCCTGCCCTATCTTTTGCCCTCTGTTTGGAACATACAGGCGTTTACCGTCTTTCCCCATTCCCTCATAAAAGTAAGCCGGCGGCTGAACAAAGAACTCCCACCCCTGCGGCGGTTTCAGCCTGTTTTGCCACAGCCAATGCTTTTCGTGTGGCATGTTGCTGGACAGCATGGCGCAGAATCTGGGTACAATCGGAACTCCAGTCTTAGGGTCAATCGGCAACTTGTCCTTGTCAGGAACACGTCCCAAACGACCGATTGAGTCCATGACGCAGTTCTCTGGAACCTTGTTGGCCTCGTCAATCCATAGGTGCGTCAACTCCCATCCCTTTACGTCCTCTGCGTCCTCGGGCGCGGATTGATGCTTGCAGTCTATCTGGATTGATACAGTCGTCCCGTCCCCGGAAGGATGGGGAAAGCGCATTTTAATTCCCATTGGCGGAGACCACGTTACCCATGACTTCAACGGTTCCTTCTTGTTGGGGTCTTCAGGAAACAGTTTGATCCATGTGCGCATCATCGATTCTTTGATGAGCGTTGCATTTTCACGAACGAAACCGATGGTCGTGTATCTTACACCGTCAAGGCACGGAGGCATCTCAAGTGACAGTGCAAAAAGCTCGATGCAAATGTCATAGGATTTTCCGCTGTTGTGATGGATAATTCCCCATTCACCAATGTAATTTCCTGTTGACGGGACTGTCAAGTCGTAGTATACTTCGGGGCATTCAAGTGGAACAGTAATACTCAAAATACCTAAGGAGTTATCACATGGCAGACCTGAAAAACGATGAAGACGCTCTGAATCATCCTTATCTGAAAGGTCAAGCCTTTCAGTTGCTAGACCTGTATCTACAGGGAGAGCAGATTGGTAAGATGTTTGAGAAGTGTGGAATACCTTATACAACGCACACCCGAAAAATCTTTGCACAATGCCGTAGAGCAGTTGGAATAAAGAAACGCCCAAGGTTCGGGCCGGTTCACCCTCTATGGAAGGGAACTCCGAGATACCGGAAGGGATACCGTTATGTTCCTGTTCTTGGAACAATTGACAAGTTCCGTCATACTTGCTATCGACCTGAACACCACGTTGTGATGGAGAAGGTTCTTGGACGACCGTTGCTGAAAACTGAGGTTGTTCATCACATCGACAATGACACTTTGAACAATGCACCTGAGAACCTTCGACTGTATTCAACGAACGGTGCTCACCTTGCAGACACCCTCGCCGGAAAATGTCCGAACTGGTCAGAAGACGGTCGCCTTTCTTTAAAGAGGTTATGGGAAGCCAGACGGAAGAATCCGTTAAAACACGATGGTCGCGAGCACACCGAAATGAACCTCCACCCTCAAGATTCACACGCGTCAAATTCTGAACACCCTTCATGAAAGGAGCCGTAGCCCATTCAAGAGACTCTGTTCCGTCTCCTCGACGGCTCCACACTCTGAACGGTTCTCCTCGCTTGTAGAGATCGTCCATTCGCTCAAGGCCATGCTCAGTCCATATCCGGCTGTCACCAGAAAGACAGCTGAAGGGTCCAAGTATAGACCTGACCTGCGCCCTGCTCTCATGAAACTTCATCAGCGTGGGGGCCGTACATTCAAATTTTAATTCAACCTTCTTTTCCATTTTTTGAAACCCTCTTCACCCTGCTATTAGGCGGCGGCCACCTTAGTCGGCGTTCATTGCCGTGAACAAGCAAGTATGATTCGCAATCCCTCACCATCTCCGATTTCGTCCTGACGTATTTTGAATCCCCATACGCCCTCCTGATCTCGGTCACGGGGTTGTATCCCGCCGGTATCACCATCGCGACAACACACCTTTCGCCATTGAAAATCACGGACTCTCCGACAGACAGCCTTTCATCCGCCATCTGTCTGCGCCACGTATTCAAATAGTCTTTGCATGACATATTTTTTATCCAATGAACTGCCGGAGCGGAAAACGGGAGAAAGGATTAGCACCAAAAGGACTCATGCAAAACACCTTGTTTCCGATGAAAATCATACAACTCTTCCACTTCCAAACATCCTTACGCTCGGCATCGCCCTACCCCTGTCCGCTTCGACCGGAACGTCAGATGGATACTCAAGAACGTCAAACCTCTGCCCATCCTCAATTTCAGCGGAAGAACCCTTCAACGCCTTTGCGTCCAGACTTCTCATCTTTTCGCGCTTCTCATCGGGGTTGAGCGACTGATTGTTCATCAGCCTTCGTTCAAACCTCTCGTCGTCTAGTATTTGCCTGAAAACGTCCATACACTCACCATCGCGTAAAAACTCTTTCACAGAACGCAACGAATATTACTACCGACATTCAACAGAACGCAATACTTTTTCCCGTGTATTTTCAGAGACCACTTTAAACTGCCAGTACCTTTTCTTTTTTGGTCCGCACGGGTTGTGCGTTTTAAGATACATTTTAAACCATCATAGACCACAAGACAAGACGTGTAGTTCTTCTTCTAACTCTAACTCTCCTTCTTCTTGGGCTTACCTTGGCTTACCGATGCTTACCGATGCTTACCGATGCTTACCGATGCTTACCGATGCTTACTTTTACCCATTTTCAAAAGTATCGAATAAAATAGAACGTCAAAGTCTTACACATAACCCTATAATCGACGCAAAGTCTATCAGAAGACACCGCCACGCGATCCTAACCCAAAAGACGATAAATCATACACGCCAACACCTAGGATTGAAATTAGGAGCATCCTGACGCGATTACAGATTGTTCATGGATTGGCAAGAGGCTCTCACATAAAGAGCAAATGCCCTATACGCGCTTTCTGCGGGTCCACCCTTTGGCTTGGGTCCGTAGGGGTGCCGTCCGCGCGTAACATGGCACATACAAACGTATGCGTGATTGGCAATCACGGAGCAGAACGGCGTAACGCATTGCAACGCAATACATTATGCAAAGCGTGTGTGCGTGTGCGGAAAGGTGTCGTAAAGAATCAGACGCTCACGGCGTCGCC